TGTAGCGGCTGCCGTGGCTGAGCTGCTTGCATTAGTTTCGCTTCCTGAAGAAGCATTCTGACTTGAAAGGGCGTTAGCTGCTGATGATGCTGATGCGGTTGCTGACGTTGCTGCATTGGTTTCACTTGTTCCTGCGTTAGTTGCTGATGTTGCTGCTTCGCTAGCTTTAGTAGCTGAAGTTACTTTAGATGCTTCTGAGTTATTAGCAGATGTAAGTGAATTAGCTGCACTACTGGCGGATGCTGAGGCACTCGCTGCTACTCCCGCTTCTGAGGCGGCTGCATTAGTTTCTGAGGTTGCTGCTGCAGAGGCACTACCAGCTGAAGAACTAGCTGAAGTTGCGGCTGCTGTAGCTGAATTAGCGGCATTAATTGCCTGTTGTGTTACTTCGTTTAAAGAAGAGTCTTGGGTTGAATCACCTGAACCTCCTGTACCACGGAATATTGCCATGCTTGTTTACCACTATAAGTTAATGAAATGAAAAAAAAGGAGTCTCAAGTTTAGTTACAAGAGACTCCTTTCGAGTGGTTAGTTAAGTTTAACCGTTAACTGCTAGTACAAAACCAGTTTCAGGACGAATAACCTGAGTACCGTACAAACGGTCTGCAGTGTACAAGGTTCCTAAGAACTCTTGCTTGTACTGAGTTTGAGAACGTACACCCTGTTGTTCTGCAAGTACCATAGTGTCTTTATGACACAATAGAGCACCACGAACATTACCGCCTGCAGCGTTATCAGCAGCAGTTTCGATAACAGGAGCGTTAGTAGATACCATGATGTCGATACCGTATAGCTCACCGATCTTACCGTTTACAGTGCCTTGACCATTAACAAAGTCAGAGCTTACATAACGGTCGATGCCCATGATTGCATTACGCAAGCTAGGTGGGATAACCAAAGAACGTCCGTCCATAGGAGTGTCTGCATCGTCCATCTTCTGTACCATGTCACGGAAGAACTGATCAGTGAACACGTCAGCAGTAGCTACAGTGTCAACAGCGTAAGCTGAAGTACCGTTAGTGCCGTCATTGTAGAATACTGCAGAGTTAGCCCAAGAGCTGCCGTTTCCGTCACCAAAAGACTTACCTAAAGTGAACAAGTCGTCATCTACTTGCTTGCCTAGGGCATAGCCAGCATCACCAGTATAGAACTGACGTAGAGAAGCAAGTGCTTGTACGTTAGTAATATCTTCGATCATACGTGAGTATTCAAAGTGCTTGTTGATAGTAACTAGAACTTCTGACTCTACTGCGTTCTGGATAGTTACTGCTGTGTTCTCAGCTTTGGCTGAAGCAACACCACGAGTAGGCTTAGGGATGTGAATAGTGTCACCCTTTTTGCCTTGCATTGCGATTTTCTTAACTAGAGGGGCTAGAACTAAAGACTTCTCATAAGCCGCTACGACCTCATCACTCCAAATTTCGGGGATGAATGTTGCTGCTGAAGTATTGTCTACGGTGCCACCTTGTGCTGGGTATACTGAAGTTGCCATCTTTAATGTCTCTCTTTATATAGGTTATTTGACCCGTTTCTCAGCATATGCTCTTTGGATATCATCTGAGAGTGCTAAATAGCGTTCGGGGTCGGTTTTCATTAGTTTAATAATATCAGCTCGTCTATAGATTTTCTTAGAAAGACTTGAATCTGGATTACCACGAGTGTAACCATTAGATCCTTCCTTGACAGCCTTCTGTCTTCCTTCTTTTTCAGACTGCAACGTTTGATTGATAGCACCTGAGCGGTCTTTCCATAAAGAAAAGAGTTCGTTCGCTGCTTCCATGTCATAGTGTTGGTCTGCCTGTACAAACATACGTGTTCTAACAGTAGAAGCTTGTATCCACTCAGCAAACTTAGGATCTTTTACAATCTCAGGTATTTCTGGGTGGCTCTTTTGCAGACTAGCCATTGAGGTTTGTTGTTTATAAGCCCTCGTTGACTCTTCCGCTGCTTTTACTGCAGGGTGGTTGTCTATAGCTCGGCTCATTGCCTTTTCAGGGTCAGAGTAGAAATCTATGTCTTCATCTGGTTCGCTTGCTCCTTGTTCTGGAGTTTGCGAGTCGAGTTGTGTTGTGATGTAACTATCGACTACTTTCCGTAAGTCACCTACTTCAGAGCTTTGACGACCTAAGAGCTTTTCAGCTTCTTGGTGCATCCTAACTACATCTTCAAGTGATTTACCTGAGTACTTATCTGGGACTTCTTCGGATTCTTGTGATACGTGGTTGGCCTCTTGCGAAGGCGCCGTTGAATCATTTGAATCTTGGGACATGTCATCTAAGCTATCAAAACGCTCGGTATTCAAGTCCTCTTGTTCTTCGAGGATAACTGCTGCCATATTAAACTCCGTACCTTAGTATTGTGGAGAAAGATTAAAAATGAAAGCTTCCGTTAGGAGTTGGCTTTCTCTGCTTTTGCTCGACCACGCTCATGATCTTTAGCCCACTTAATAGTGGCACCAGCGAAATCGCCAGAGAAAGGATCAAGCATTGAACGTGGAGAGGAAAGTTGTCTGGTTGCAAGAGCGTCACAAGACTTACATTTCTGTTCGTCAGGTGAGCCTTTAACCATATGTTCGTTTAAGTGCCCGTTAGGGCATTTGTAATCAAAGAATCTAAACATCGTCGGAAGTCTCCCTTAAGGAATCTTCATATCCACGGTTTGTGGTTTCTTCGAGATTGAGGAGTGTACCTATGATGTTTAATTGACCCTTACGGAAGTAAAGGTCTTTATCATCTTTGGTATTTTCTACTGAGTTAATGAGAGGGAGGGAGAGTTTAAAGTCTTCAAGCAATGTTTGCCAACCTTCTGTGCGGAAGAGTTCGTGCATCTGCCTAAAGTAAAGCTCTAATTCATTATCTGTCATTTATACTACCTATTATACCATGTTTTTACTAAAAAGTCAAGATTTTTCTTTACTTCGTGCTTCTTTTGTGGTATTAGAAGGCTTGAGGAGGGATAACTGCGCCACCTGCTCCTCCAGCTTGGTTACTTGCTTCAACAACCTGCTGTAGCTCTGGTTGACTTGGTCTACTACCTGCTGGAGGTCTCGTTGGGATACCATTACTCATTGCTCCTTGTGCTTTTAAGTCGATTTCTTTTTCTTTTAGCATACGATCTGCTACTTTAAGCCTGCGTTCAAACTCTCGATCATCATTTTCACCGTCACGTAAGTTAGTAGTGATGGCTTTAATACGATCAATCTCAAGTTCCTTAGGCACTGCCAGTGCTTCCTCATGCAACTTGTGTGCTCTCATCTCAGACTCTTTAGCCTGCATGTTGAGTGCAGCAGTTTGTGATTCTTGGAATGCAAGTTCTGACTGCTGAGCTGCCTGCTGTGCTTCTTGCTCTTCAGGTTTAGGCTGTGATGCTTGATCAATTAAACCAATAAGCTCTTCACGGTTCGCTAAGTTCATGTTATCAACGATAGACTTAAGCATGATAGGATAGTAAGGTGTATCCTTGCCCATAGTCTGTAGAAGTTGAACCAATTGGCTGACCTCATACTCTCGTGCTATAATGCCTAGAGATGATGTTGCTTGGAACTTGTAATCAGAGACAGGGTAAAGCTCAGGCTCATACTGCATATAACGCCAAGCAGCCTTAGATACTAAAGGTATCAAGAAAGACTCTTGGAAGTTAATCAAGGTGCGTTTGTGTCGCTTTATAATAGCACCAAGAGACATCGAAATGCCAGCAGCAGTCGCCTCACCGTTTATAGAACCTCCAACACCAGAAGAGTCAACAGCACCTGTAGATTGTTGAACCATTGACTGTAGTGCTTGAGCCTGAGCAAACGTTATCTGACTTACGTTACCGAAGTTAAAGGGATTGATAATCTCCTTAGGGTCTCCGTTAGTCAAGAGTATCTTACCAGCACGAATCTCTGGCTTAGTGCCTCTAGGGATGCGTGTAGCGTCCATAGCAAGCATAGGGTGTACTGTGAGTGCTAATGCATCAATACGTGCTCTTAGCTCTGCGTCTAGGGCTTTCTGGCTGTTGTAACCTTTCTCACATACGCCTCGACCATAGAAACGACTAGGTATGACATCCCAAGGGAATGCAACAACAGGACGATCCTTCATCATGTAAGGACTGGCTTCAGCTTTGAGTAGCTTACCTTCGTTACCTATAATGACAACAGCTTCAATGTAATAGCTTTCTTTGTCGTCTTCGTCTAGCTCGTACTCTAGTTCATCTTCTAAGAGGTGACGTGGAACTAAACCATAGTACTTAGTTAAGCGTGTCTTATCATCTTGATGTATCGTAAGCT